TCACAGAAAATCGACGGAGGTTATGGCATGGTCTTCGTTCACATGAATCTCCTGAATGATGGAACGCCAGAAAGCTCTGCGGTTTTCTTGTGATAATTGATCATACATGGTCCGGAAATCTGTATCCAATAGTTCTTCAAGGTAACCGTAATTCGTCACTGGTTCCGGAAGAGCGTTCTGCAGAGCATTCAACTCACTTTCGACGCGTCCATACTCTTCATTGTAATAATCCCAATCAATCCGTCCCTTCTGAAATAGAAAATTAAGACGGTCCAATTCTTTTATTAATTTCTCGGGAGATTGCTTTTTCTTTTGCTTCTCTTTCTCTTTTTCAATTTTCTCGCACTTTACTTTATAATTCTTGTATTCATTCTCTAAGTTATCAAGTAAATAATTTTCAACAAGGTTCTGGCTCAATCTGTGTCTATAAGAACATATGTGATCGATCATAGCTCTGTTACATCGGTAATAGCAGTAAGTTCTTTTGGCACCAGTTTTCCTGTTGATGATGGACGAACACCCGGTACCGCATAGCAATTGACCACACACGGGACATCGAATCATTCCTGCAAACAGATAGATGCGGCCAGAAGGCGTAGCTTTAACATTTCGTTTTTGTATCTTCTGTAATTTGTTCCACTCATCTTCAGTAAGATATGCAGGGCAGTAAGGGAATCCTCGATAGGTGCCCTTATAGAATTCACTGGAAAGAAGCGTCCTCATGATTCCGAAACTGAAATCAGGATCATAGGTTTCTTGTATGTATCTGAGCGTAGCGCACTTATTTTGATGCTTGAAAAAATATTTATAAAATGCATCCACGACATGTTCTCGATCAGGATCCTTTATCATTCGCTTTTGTCCATCAACGATACCTGACTTATAGCCATATCCCATATTTGCATCGCCAAAAATTAATTTACCGCTTCTGATCGATGATTCATTTACAAATTTGATACGCTCACTGGTGGTATCGACTTCGTTCTGGCCAATCGACAGAACCACATTAAGCTGCAGTCTTCCATCTCTGGTTTCCATGTTAATGCCTGGTTCACTGGTACTGAT